CTCTACGGGTTGGAGAGATTGTAGCTTGGTATCCCAATCACGTGCGAGTTAGTGTCTATAACGAAGCCAAGGGTTATCGAGAAGAGCTTACTCTGTCCAAGAAGACACTAGCCATTGTTGAGAATCCGCTCTATCAGATCATGAATGAGCCAAGCTCAACTTTGCAGAGGTTGATTCGGAAACTGAATCTCTTGGATTCGGTGGATGATCAAGTTGCCTCAGGTAAGTTGGATCTTATCATCCAGCTTCCTTATGTGGTCAAGTCTGAAGCTCGGCGACAGCAAGCTGAGCAACGTCGTAAGGATGTAGAGTTCCAACTCAAGGGAAGCCAGTACGGTATTGCCTACACAGATGGAACCGAAAAGATTACACAGCTGAATCGTCCCGCGGAAAACAATCTGCTTATACAGATTGAGTATCTCACAAAGCTTCTTTATGTTCAGCTTGGTCTTACCGAAGAAGTTATGAATGGTACCGCCGATGAGGCGGCCATGATTAACTACTACAACCGTACAGTAGAGCCGTTCCTTACGGCCATCGTTGAAGCGATGCGTCGAAATTTTCTTACCAAGACGGCTCGTACGCAAAAGCATTGGATCATGTTCTTCCGTGATCCATTCCGTCTGGTTCCGATTAGTCAGATTGCTGAAATTGCTGACAAGTTCGCTCGGAACGAGATTGTTTCCTCTAACGAGATTAGACAAGCAATTGGTATGAAACCGTCTAAGGATAAGAAGGCAGATCAGCTGGTTAATAGTAACATGCCTGTATCTGATACTGGAACGGCTCCCGTTCCGGATCCTGCAGCACAAGATGCGCCCGCTCAAGATCCTGAATTAGAAAAGGCTTTGGCTGAATTCGGAATGGGGGGCTAATGGAGCTTCCCGGCGGTGAAGTACTGATGCATGCGGGTCGTCCATACGACCCTAAGAAGGCCCACGAGTATTACCTTCGTACTCGTCAATTAAAGGGCCGCAAGAAGGGACAATACAATCCGCATCTAGCAACTTTAGCGAAGCGGTTGGCCGGAATGTCTGATGAGCAAATTCAGCAAGAGATTGAGAAGTCTAAATCTCCCGCTGAAAAAAAGATCATCAAAATTATGTTGACCAATCGGCAAAAGAAGTCGGGGCCCGCAAAGCCCAAAGCGACTCCTGAGCAAAAAGCTGCGGCAGCACAGAGAGTAACGTCCCTCAAGTCAAAGCTCGCAGATTTAAATCAAAAGCTGAAGGTTGCCATGGCAAAAGCTCGAAAGAGCGAAGCCGAAAAGAAGCGCGGTCCTACTCAGGCGGACAAAAACAAAAAGGCTAAAGAGTCCAAGCAGTACCGCCAAAAGCATAAGCAGAAACTCGCTAATAAGAGAAAGACTGCTGCCAGTAAGGACAAGGCCTCTGGTAGGTCTAGGGCCGATTCCGTCGAGTCGATCAAATCTGACATTGCAGAAACTAAAGGTCGACTTCAAAAAGCAATAGCAAGACAGAAAGCGTTAGGCTAATTGCCAGAGATCCAAAAAAGAATAGGAGCATTCAAAATGGAAGAAAAGGCCAAGCCCGATACTGGTGACATCACCACGGGTGGAAGCTTGATGCATAGTGCGCCGGTTATTGATAAGTCAAAAGCTGATTTCAGCGGCTATGTGACGAAGGCCAACCTGTTGTGCGAGGACGGTCGTACGATTCTTCCTGATGCCTTTAAGGATCAGGACCAGACCGTTGTCCCTCTTGTTTGGCAACACAACCACGACGAGCCCGAGAATGTTTTGGGCCACGCCCTTCTCGAGAATCGGGAAGACGGCGTCTATGGCTGGGCGTTCCTGAACGGAACCGAAAAGGCCGTAACCGCGAAGGAACTTGTTGAGCATAAGGACATTAGTTCGTTCTCAATTTATGCCAACAAGCTTACGGAGAAGGCCAAGAAGGTTTTGCATGGCGTGATCCGAGAGGTTAGTTTGGTGTTGTCGGGTTCCAATCCTGGAGCCCTTATTGACAACGTCGTTCTTGCCCATGGTAATGGCGATATGGTTACCATCGAGGATGAGGCAGTTATTTACACCGGTATTACGTTTGGTCGGTCAGAGCCGTCCGAGGAAGATCCGGAAGTTACTCATAGTGCCGATGATCCAACAGTTCAGGACGTCTATGACGCGATGGATGAGGATCAGAAGAACGTTGTTGCATATTTCGTCGGCGCCGCGCTCGAAGACGCTGCGGCAAAGCACAGTACTGGGGATCCCGAGCATAAAGCTAGCGGTTCCGAAGAAAACAACGAAGAAAAGGAAGGAACTGTCCGTATGCGCCGCAATGTTTTCGAGCAGCAAAACGGCAACCAGGGTGGAGAAGAGGAAAAGCACGTTCTGACTCATGACGCCATGCGTGGCATCATTCAGAACGCTGAGAAGATGGGCTCGATGAAGGCGGCGTTCGAGGACTACGCTCTTCAGCACGGTATCGAGAACCTCGATCTTCTCTTCCCGGATGCCAAGGCTGTTACGCAGACGCCGGAGTTCGACAAGCGCCGAACCGAGTGGGTCGCAGGTGTCATCAATGGCACCAAGCATCTCCCGTTCTCACGGCTCAAGACCCGTAGTGCCGACATCACGCATGAGGATGCGCGCGCCAAGGGATACATCAAGGGTAACCTGAAGAAGGAAGAGTTCTTCAGGCTCATGCAGCGAGTCACCACCCCGAAGACGATCTACAAGAAGCAGAAGCTGGATCGTGACGACATCATCGATATTACTGATATGGATGTTGTTGGCTGGATGAAGGGTGAGATGCGTCTCATGCTGGACGAGGAAATCGCTCGCGCGGTTCTCCTTGGTGATGGTCGTGCGGTGGATGATGAGGACAAGATCTCCGATCCGGAGGGTGCGCCCGCCGGTGAAGGTATCCGTTCGATTCTTCACGACGACGATCTGTACGCCGCAACCGTAACTGTCCCCAGCACCGTTGGTTCTGGCAACGGACAGGCCGCGGTTGTTGACGAGCTGTTGAAGAACATGGGCTTCTACAAGGGCTCTGGTTCTCCGACGTTCTTCACGACTCTGCCGACGCTCACGTGGCTTCTGCTCGCGCGCGATGGTATGGGTCGCCGTATGTACCGTACAGCCTCCGATCTGGCGGCTGAGCTGGGTGTCGGTTCCATCGTGACTGTTGAAGTCATGGAGGATTACGACAACGTTGTTGGTATCATCGTGAATCTCAACGATTACTCGCTTGGTGCCGATCGTGGTGGAGATGTCGCGTTCTTCGATGACTTCGACATCGACTACAACCAGTACAAGTACCTGATCGAGACGCGTCTTTCGGGCGCGTTGACCAAGATCCGTTCGGCGATTGTTGTGCGCAAGGCGGATGCTGGTGACACCGAGGTTGTTCCCGCGGAGCCTGGCTTCGACGGGTCGGATGTCACTATCGTTGATCAGGCCGGTGTCGTTTACCGCAATGCGGCTGACAACACTGTCATGAATGCGGCCGGTTCGCCGTACGCGGTTGCGCCTGGTGACGCAATCACGGTCTCCGCTGAGCCAGACGCCACTCATTACTTCGAGAACAATATCGAAGATGAGTGGACCTTCGAGAACAACGGCTAGTAGGTTCTCGTGGCAAGGTTCTTTGGTCGAGTCGGGTATGGCGAGACTGTAGAAACCAAACCCGGCGTACATGAGGACATCATCACAGAGAGAAGTTACTATGGTGAAGTTCTTCGAGATACGAGACAGCTTTCCGAAGGAGAGCATCTCAATAAGGATCTCAGTGTATCTAATCAGATCAGTATTCTGGCGGATGCACATGCCAATGAACATTTCCTTGCCATCCGTTATGTAGAGTGGCAGGGGGTTCTGTGGACGGTTACAGACGTCGAAGTGCAGAGCCCCCGCCTTCTACTTCGTATTGGGGAGGTGTACAATGGGCCTACGGGCTGATTTGCAAGCAATCCTCGAAACGATTACGGAGAAGGTATATTTCCAACCTCCTGAAAACGTGAAGTTGGAATACCCATGTATTGTCTACAATCGCGATTATGCAGACACCAAGTTTGCGGACAATAATCCATACAGGCACGTAAAGCGATACATGGTTACGGTCATTGATCGAGATCCTGATAGTGAATTGCCAGATAAAGTAGCCGGACTGCCCTCAAGTGTGTTTAACAGGTTTTATACGGCAGACGGCCTCAACCACGACGTTTACCAAGTGTTCTTCTAAAGGGAAGGAATCGAAGAGAAAATGCTCACATGGGACGAAGTCGGCGCGCGCGAGTACGAGACTGGCGTAGACCGCGGAGTTCTGTATCAGCCGGATGGGGCCGGTGCTTATGGTGATGGTGTTCCTTGGAATGGTCTAACGACTGTTACTGAGTCGCCGTCGGGTGCCGAGTCCAATCCGCAGTTTGCAGACAACATCAAATATCTCAACCTTCTGTCGGCCGAAGAGTTCGGCGGAACGATTGAGGCGTTCACCTACCCGGATGAGTTTGGACAGAACGATGGTACTGTTCAGCCATCTGCCGGTGTTTCGGTCGGGCAGCAGGCACGCAAGTCTTTCGGACTTTGCTACCGCACGCTGCTGGGCAACGACACCGATGGTACTGACCATGGCTACAAGCTTCATCTGGTGTACGGCGCTTTGGCGTCGCCGTCGGAGAAGGCTTACGCCACAATCAATGATTCGCCTGAGGCGATTGCATTCAGCTGGGAGTTCAGCACCACTCCGGTGGCCGCTCCTGCCCCGCTGAAGCCGACGGCCATCATTACCATTGATTCGACAGAGGTCGACGGAGCAGCTTTGACCGCTCTCGAGGCCATTCTGTACGCCGATGATGCTCGCCTCCCCCTTCCGGATGAGGTCATTGACATCTTCGGTGGCGCAGCTGTCGCTGTCAATCTGGACCTGGCTGCAAATCAGCCTACGTTCAACAACGGAACCGGAGTTGTCACGATTCCGGCAACGGCAGGCGTCGACTACTACGTCGATGGCGAGTTGGCTGTGCCTGGTGCTCAGCCTGCGATCGCGATTGGCGACAATGTCGACATCACGGCAGAGCCGCAAGATGGTTACACTCTCAACGGCGACAACGATTGGTCGTTCCAGCGAGTGTAAGATAACTGAAAGGAGGCCGGGGAATGCTCACAATTGTTGTTCCTGGCGTCGAAGCATTCGACGAATCGACTCAGAAGATCATTACTGTTGGAGATGTGACTCTTGAGTTGGAGCATTCTCTGGTCTCTCTTTCAAAATGGGAGTCAGAATTTGAAAAGCCCTTCCTCAACAACACTGAAAAAACTTCAGAAGAGGTTGTGGGTTACATAAAGGCTATGACTCTAACTCCCAACGTGTCCGATAAGGTATGGGAAAAACTCACCGACCAAAATTTCTCCGAGATTAATCGGTACATAGATGCGAAGATGACGGGCACTACGGTTTACGAATTACAAGAGCCGCCCAAAACCAAACAAGAAATTGTCACGGCTGAACTCATTTACTATTGGCTTGTTGTTTACAACATTCCATGGCAAGCCGAACATTGGCATTTGAATCGTTTGTTCACTTTGATTCGAGTTTGCAATGTCAAGGCGGAGAAGCCCAAGAAGATGAGTAAGGCTGAAATTGCTGCGCGCAACCGTACGCTTAACGAGCAGCGTAAGGCTAAGTACAAGACTAAGGGATAGAAAGGAGGTGGCATGACTGTTATCGAATGGGATAAGTCTGGTGAACGAGTTTATCAGAGCGGTGTAGATCGCGGAGTTCTGTATCTCAAGGACGGTACTGTAGTTCCCTGGAATGGTTTGACATCAGTAGAAGATGGAACCAGTTCCGAAGTCAAAGCGTATTATCTTGATGGTATCAAGATTCTAGAGCATGCTACTCCTGGTGAATACTCAGGAAAGCTTTCGGCATTTACTTATCCTGATGAATTCGAGGAAGTTTTAGGTAACAAAGCCATTGCCCCAGGCGTATTGTTCTATGAACAAAAGCCGAAAAGTTTTAACTTGGCGTATCGAACTCGAATTGCTAATGACATCGATCCGGAACTGGGCTACAAGCTTCATCTTTTGTACAATCTTCATGCCTCAGCCGAATCTCATACCTACGAAAGTCTTAGCAACGATCCTCAGGCTCCTGAATTTGGGTGGAGTTTGAGTGGAACGCCACCGATTGGGACAATTGATGGAATTCGTCCAACAGTTCATGTCTCTCTGGATTCTAGGGAGACTCGAGAGGATCTTCTACAAGTAGTAGAGAACATTCTTTATGGAACCGCTACTAGTGATCCTCGTTTCCCAACAATTCTCGAGCTTCGACTTATATTTGGTGAGGTTGGTGGCCTGTACATTATCGACAACGGTGATGGTACTTGGACTGCGATCGATCCAAGCGACGATTTCATCAACATGCTGGATGCGGATACATTTGAAATTCAACATGCAGATGCTGAGTTCACAGATCCGCCTCTCGATACTGAATACACAATTACTGACACATCACTTCCGTTGCCGTAGAAAGGAGATCACCTATGGCTACAGTTACCGGTCTCACTGCGGAACGGATGCAGGAGATCATTGATAAGACCGTTGTCGACGCCGATGTTGTTGGCGATAATTTGATTCTTACTTTAGACGATGGATCAACTATCGACGCGGGAAACGTTCGAGGAAATGCAGGTATTGGTAAGGGTGCGGCCTTTCCTGCTGGAGCAACCGATGGCGATCTTTGGGTTCGTACCGATCAAGTCGGTGATCCTCTGTACAAGTACAC